TTTATTAAACGCGAACACTCTAGAGCATAATTTTAAAAAAATATCCTTCCCCCCCGATATAATTGTAACCTCTACCGATATTGAAAATTTAGTGGCAAAAATGATTTGGGGAACGAGATATCAACCTGAAGAGGATCTATTAACTCAAACAAATATTATGACGTCACTCAAACGACTGTCTAAAAGTCCAGGAACTGAAGATTTGATGCCTACTTATGAATTTTTGTGTGATATTGCTCACCCTAGCTTTATAGGGAATACAAGCTATTGGTCACATATTGAAGCCATTAATCCTGATGGTTCAGAAAAAAGACTTATGTCACGCTTATCAGACCGGAACTTCAACAATGAAATCACAGATAAAACATTATGGGCCTTAGCTTGGTCCGCAGCTTGTACTCAAAATGCCTTTTTAATAATGAAGAATGCAAACACCGTCTTGCTCAGCAAGATATAAAAACAGAATAAAATGCCATTATTGGATACACGGCCCGCCTACGAGCGGGCTTATTTGAGTTATACTCCACTCACTATTTAGCTCACTATAACGTTAGATAGTTTCTCTTTCGTCACTTTACCAAGCATTCTATTGAATATTGCTCAGAACAGCAAAACCCCAGATAAGTCTTAAGTAAAACAAATTAATTTCACTTATTAAAATACGGATTAACTCTCTCGACCGCCTGTTGCACCAGTTTATTTCGCTGGGTCATAAAGCGGTCAATCCGTTCCCTCTTCTGCTCGGCCGTCAGAATACGATCAATGCGCACCAGCTCAATCCGGTTATTCAACTGGCGGAGCTCTGTCTGCGTCGCCGTTAATCCCTTCCGTTGTGACAACTTATCCCTGTTTTCCGCCTGCAGCTCTTGAGCATCTTCAATTCGCCCCTGCTTACGATACGAATTAATGGTGCTGTTGATCTGATTTACCTGCGTCATCATCCGGTAGAAGTCCTCACTGAACTGAGTAGACTTCGCTGGGTCGTCACCATAGCCACGCAACAGTGATTTAATCACCGGCATTTCGTCCAGTCGCATAGACGCAGTTTCACCATTATCCTGCATGCCACGCATCATGATATTAGTCGCCCCCATGACATATGCGCCTAGGCTGCCGGTGTACCCCTGAATGATGTGATCCAGCATCTTCGGTGACAGATTTGTAGCCTCACCGATTTCACGCATTAACAGGCTGGTCTGGTCGTTATATCTGGCCCCCGCAATCAGGTTACTGTCCGCCATGTTCTCGATCGGCCCACCTTTAAAGAAGTCATAATTAACATACGCTTCAGCGATCGGCATTGCTACCTGTGGGATTGGGTTAAAGGCCATTGTCTCCATGAAGTTGTGGGCCACCAGCTTGCCAAATTTGCCTGGGCTGTCCTGCCCACCCAAAGTTCGAATAAACCGCTCCGGCAACGTACCGAACATCAGTCCAATTTCGAACGGCTTCGGCAAACGGATGTGAATACCGCCGGGCAGCCAGGCATGCCAATAGGTGTCTTTATCCCAGTCTGGCAATTCCTCATAACGTTTATCGTCCCAGTTTAGGGCCAGCAGTGCCAGAGAGGCGGCAGTAATCATGCCTCCGCGCTTGAGAACCGATTTCGGATCTTCTTTAATCGCCCTGCCCAACTTACTCAGTCCCTGCATACGGGCGTTAAAGAACGGCAGCATGTCACTAAGGTTAATCATGATCTTGCTGGCACCCATCATGCTGAAGTCCATCAGGTCACGCGATTCAAACGCAGCCTGCGCCTTACCTTTGCCAGATTTAATAGCCGCTTCATAAGTAGCCAGGCGATTGGCATTCTCCGCTGCTTCACTGAGGTGACGGTACTTCTCAAGCCCAGATCCCAATTTATCCATGACATCCTTGCCACTTTTAACGATTGACGACTCGAATTCTTTGATCTGGCTGTCGTTATACCCTTTTCGGCGTAGCACGCCACGGATTGAACGCGCAGTCGATGCCGGATCATAAACGTTGGAATAAAGCTCCGGGTCATTGACCTGTACCAGTTGCTCTTTGCCATCAGTGAAAACCTTAACCACATCTTTTCCGATACGCTCAAATTCCATTTTGTTCGGGGACTCGATCACCTCTAACATGCCAGTGTCAGCCAGGTTAACCACGGCACGACGCATCGCCTCATTCTTCATCGAGGCATCCACTGACTTGGCCACGTAATTGAACAGATTCTCAATCGGATCCTTGATTGTCAGGTCGCTTCCTTTAAGTTTGCGGACAGTACTGCTTTGGTTGGCGATGCCACGCGTACTCCATGGCCCTTTCACATCGCCGTTTTCCGCTTCACGGTAATAAGGCAAATACCAGGCGCTTTCCCAGTTGGCTCGACTGTCCGGATCAATAAGGCCCATATCCTGCTGCAGATCCAAAATCGACTTAATGAAGGCGTCATATTTTTTCTTCTGAGCGTCAAACAGCACCTCATTGCCCTTATTCAGCCCCTTCATATAGGCGATCTCGTCGGCCGTGAAGTTGTTTTCTTTCCCTTCGGCCATCAGTCGCTCAGACCGGTGACCAGCAATCCACTTAATGAAGTTTTCGCGATGATTACCAAGGGCGTCCAGAATGCCCATCAGCGCATCCTCTTTACCCGTTCCCGCCTGTCGCTCTACGACACCATCGGCTTTATTGTATTTGGGCAGGCCGTGCTCCAGAGTCGCCGCAGTGACTGAGCCAGCACCAGCAGCCATACGCGCCCCAATGTATGCCGAAGATCGGGCATCTGATTTACCAGCTGCGTCTTCCGCATACTTTAACGGCGCCATACCGTCGAAGGTCTTGGTGTTTAATTTGCGGCCCATCTCCTGCAGCCAGCTTTTCAGCTCTGTTCTGTCCTTCGATTTCACCATGCCGTAAAAGTCTTTGGCCTTTTCGACCTTCCCTTTTTCGACGTTGAACCCCATTTTCCTGTTGGTGATCTCGTCCATGGTGGCTTCACCAGTACGGGAGTACAGCGCGGTGTTCTTGCGGATATCATCGGGAGAGAGTATATTTTTACTTGAGCCGCTAAGGGTGTTCGCCTCGGGCAATTGGAGCCCGACTGCATGAAGCCACTTAGCGGCTTTTCCATTATTCAGGTACAGCAGGTTGTTATCCAACTGACGCTGTAACGCTACGTTATTGTCCTTCCCGTAAACGCTCGCAATCTTATTGATCTCAGCAAACCCTGCCCCCTTTCCATTAAGATGAATGGCCGCAATCACCGGGTTGCCGTAAACATCCTTGGCCTCAACCAGCGATACGAGAGCATCCCCCTCGGTAGCAGATCGCATCACCGCGACCGGGTCAGCAATGAGCTCAGGTAACCGCTGCATATCTTCCAATCTAACCTGGTGCGCGCGTACAGTTGGATCGGTCGCCTTGTGCACGACAGACGCAGGCATAACCATTTCCAGATTGCGGGCACCAAGAGCCCGATATACTGCCGGAGTATCACCGAGACGCACCATGCCGCGAGGGGCGTTCTCCATTCCGGCGATATCCTCAACTTCGGCAGCGAAATTCTTGGCGTCGTAACTGTCAGGCTTAAACGGATCCTTCCTTCCAGATGCTGAGTAAAGCGCGTCGGTGCGGCTGAAAGTATCGTCAAATTCCCTGCTACCTGGCTGCTCTCCTTCATACATTGCTGTACGTTTAAACCGGCCGGCAATGGAGTGCAGGATATTGCGGATTTCAGCTGGAGTGATATCCCCCGGGTTGAAGAAACCGGCATTACGCAAGGCATTGGTGATGATGGCAACAAACCGATCCCATACATGGCCCAATCCGGTTAATTCAGAACGCTCTGCCATGTGCGCCAGAAACTCATTCGCCTGGACTTCGGGCGACTCGTTGCCGTAGGCCTTTTGCACCTGACGCCAAACAGACTGAATTTCCGGGTTCTTGCTATCACGCGTCTGGTGAAGTACGCGGATAATACGGTCATATTCCACATCCCCGATCACTGAGGCCAGGCCATGGTGTGCCAAAATCTCATGGCGCAACTTGGCACGCAGCTGCTTGCCGTCGGCAATATTATCGGCAACCACAATCACGCGGCTGAGCTCGGGCTGGTAAATGGCGTGCACCGTACCAAATTCTTTCGGGATGCCATTCGGCATCATAGCCGCGGCGTCGGCCTGGTACTGAACAACCTGAACTTTGATTTTTGCCGCGCCATTGAAGCGGCGAACCCACTGGTCAGCAATGTGCTGAGCCTGTTTGTCCCCCATCCCCTTATCCGGTTTAGCCCCGGACGCATCAAAATTGCCCTCAGAAAGGATACTTCCGTGACACTTCGACGCGGCTCAACAGCGAACAGGACTGCGACCTTTTCGAACGGACGAACAAACGCGATATGGTTCGCAGACATGACATTAAAGTCGATCCCCGCCACAAGGACTGCGCCTGGCTCATCAGGCCGTCTCAGTTGCTCGGAGAGATCGATAACATGCAAGCGCTTAACACATTTCACCAGTGAGTTTTCAGTCAACGCATACGTCGTTCCCGGCGTTGCGTCGAGTAATGTCAGCTCTTCACGACAGAACAGCGATTCACGACAAAACGCGATAGCAGACTCAAGCACCGATTGCCGCATCATGATCTCCAGCGGCCCGTTGATGTGACGCCGGATCGCAGGCAGAAATACGTCAAGCGATGCCATTACTCGCTATCTCCACCAGCCTGCTTAGCTTTAATTGCATCACGAACACGGATGCGGAAATCGCCAACCTTCTCTTGCGGATCCTGTTTCAGCTCCAGCTCTTCGGCTTCAATCAGCGTTGCCAACTGCACGGCGGTGAGCTTGGCGAGATCGACCTCATCATTGCCAATTTTCACGACGAAACTGTTTTCAGCTGCCAATGCGGCTAATCGCGCTTGTTCCAGACGATCAGCTTCTGCCTGATTTTCTGCGGCGTTAGCCTTCGTTTTCATCACGCTTTCGAGGAAATCCGCTTTTACGAATACCGTAGGGTAATCAAGCAACCGATGTGCAATAGCTGACTCGACATCAACAGGGGTAAAACGCGGGAACACCAGACGGCTGCCGGTGATCGTGTCGCGCTTTTTGTCTTTTGGCCCGATATAGGCAACTGCGATAGTTTGGGTCATTGGAACGCTCCAATAAAAAAGGCCCGCACTTGGCGAGCCTCTTGGGGTTACGGGGATTAGCGGATCAGTAGCCAGTAGCTACATATTTAACGTTGACCACCAGACGGCCGGCGGCATCACCACCAGAGAGCGTTGCAGTAATCTTCTCACCGCTAGCGACAGTGCTGTACGGCACAATGGGTACCACTTTCGCGACAGCAGCCGCATGACTCGCAGCGGCCACCAGCGTGGTGGTGCCGGACTTAATCGCCACCGTTACACCGGCACCCAACGCTTCACTGACGATATCCAGTGAATAAATGCGCATGCCGATCGGCATTTCCAGCAGCTCTACCACATCGCCAGATTTTGCTGCCGACAAAATGATCTGCCCTTCTGCAATCGACAGGTTGCCCTGCGGGCCCTGATAAACAGCATCTCGCATAGATGGCGCGATAATCGTTGCCATAGTTTTCTTCTCCAAAAAAAAGCAGGCCGAAGCCTGCTGGTTGAATTAACGGCCCAGCGTAATCGCTGAGTCCACCACCATGATGCCGTGGTCGTTCACGCGCCCGTCTTTCTGCTGGAAACGGATTTTCTTCAGGCCGTTAATCCAGCTCACAGAGATTTCAGCGCCATTGCCATGGTCAACCTTCTCTTCGTGATAACCGAAGTGGCCACCAGCTTCACCGGTACCGTAGGCATTACCCAGAGCCTGGCCGCCCAGCAACAGTGCGCGGTCAATGGTGGTACCGGCTGTTTTATTTGAAACGCTGGCCACGTTGTCGTTATTTGAAACCGCGACGGTCGAGCCGGTATTGAAGCGGATCGGCATGCCGGAGTATTTGCGGATCAGGATGTTGCGCCACATCGCGCATTCACCTTTAAACAGCGGATGATCGAAGCCTTTCGAGCGGTTACCGGATCCATGTCGTACACCAGCAATGGCGGCTTACAGTGGCCTTGCGCTTTCATCGTGCTGATAGCATCGAATACGCGGCGGCCAGAAGTCAGGAACGCCTCCAGTGGTGTGCTGGGGAACTCCTGTTTCATTTCGTCGCGCTGTTCGATTTCTTTGTTGATATACCACTGGCGCTGCTCGGCGCTGAGTGTGATCTGCATCGACAGCTCAACACCGGCAAAATATTCCCTGTGGTATTTGCTGAGACGTAGGCCGGCAGCCGGTACCTGAGCCACATACTTAGGATCCTGCCACCAGGCAAAGAAATGAAACTTCCAATCCTGCGTAGTCAGCTCGATACCAGACTGCCCCAGCTCCATTGAGCGGGTGCTCATCTCGTGGAAGTCGCCGCCGACACCCTCCGCCGTGCTTTCGATGAAGGCTAGCCGTTGCGCCGTCGGCGTCGACCGTGGCTGTCAGTTTGTCCTCAAGTACCGCCGTCACATCGTCGATCTGTACCTGAACCTGTGTTCTCAGCTCCGCCAGGCCGCGATCCACTTCTGCGATAGTGGTTTTCACGATAAGAATATCCGCCCGCACCGTCCCGTATTGCGCCCACTGGTGCTCTACCGTCGCGTTGTTAGCCAGCGCATCCTGCAGGATGCCCTCAATATTGGTATCGATGTCGCCAGTAAGGCGATCGCCGTCTTTAATCTACACGGGTGCCTACCTGGTCGCCGTTGTCTTCCTGTTTTAGCAGCGTCGGCCAACCAAGACGCAGGCGAACTGCTGATAATTGGGTGTTACTAACCGCACGCACCCACGGCTGAGAGGCTTTTAACTCGGTCCCTATGCTGATCTCGTTTTCGGCACCAGGCACACCCTGGATATAACTCTGGGTCTGCGTGCCCGGTCGGAACTCCCACTCAACACCGGGAAAATTCGTCGTGCTATCAGGAGACAGTAACGGCGTACCATCGAGATAAATATTCGTCCCATCCAATCCGCCAGCAAACTCCCCTTCACCAATTGCCAACAAAATTTTTGTTCTGGCGATCGACTGGATACTGTCCGGCGACTCTGTTGGCGTATGACCACCGCCGCCACCACCTTTGCGCCCCTGAATTTTATTTTCCATGGTTTCGCCCATAAAAAAGGCCCGCCGAAGCGAGCCAAAATGATTACTGTGAAAATGTCAGGATTTACTTCGTGGTGTTGTTGAGCTTATTTTCAACAACATGCATCATCTCTAACGGAAAAATCTAAAGTACCCTGTGATTTTCAGGGACAGATACGCAGCAAAAATTGGAAGTGAAAAACACCCCCAATAAAAGATGCATTCCTTTATCAATCCGCCATGAGAAACAAAAAAATTCATTACACTCATAAGGGCCTCACATGGATGTCAACATTAGCTTAGTTATATCTTCCCTATCTCTATTCGTATCAGTAACAGCAATAGTCTCCACCTATTTCATCAACCGAAAGGTCGATTCTGATAATACAAAAAGGAAAGAGTTCAATGAGTTAGCAGAACCCATAGTTGAATATCTGGAAAGCATGGAAGTAACTTGGCGCAGTGATGGTAACTACGTTTTCTCCCCCATGTATTGGGACGATAGAGTTTCAAAAATAAAACGGCGTCTCACCACAAGGCAGGCGAAGAAACTTGATGACCTCATCAACCAATATGAAAACGCCTTCGACACTGCTAAAAATCATCGCGACGCCAAGTCTTGTACGGTATTGGTTAAATGCTCAGAGAAGCTACGCAATTACCTGAGGGTGAGATAGTCACTGCTGGTCTTCGGCATAGATGCCGGCAGAGATAATAGCGCCACCGATCTCCCGGCTGCCCCAAAGAGCGCCGACAGGGTTACCCTGCGCCGTGGAGTTCACCGGGCCGCCGAATGCGTATGACGGCTTATTGTCGGCGTCCTGACTGACAGAGAGGCCGCCGGGCTGCGGGGACAACATTTGGATCACGCCGCCGATCATCATAGAGGCACCAACCATAGCAGCCATACCTGTAGCCCCACCAGCTGTAAACGCCCCCATAGCCCCAGCTGCAGTGCCGGCAGAGAAGTACATTGCGACAGCAACTAATGCGGCACCAAGGATAGTCTGAAACATTCCTGCACGCTTGCTACCAACAATAACGGGAACAATGCGAATATTATCGTTACCTTTTGTCATGGCTAGTTGGTCCTCGCTGATGTTCCGTTTACCAACGAAAACTGCGAAGGTGAGCCCTTTCTTTTCAGCTTCGAGCAAAAATCGCTCAAAGCCAGGTACTAACCCTTTTAAAGCTCTTATCGCATGAGGAACATCGCGGGCGCGATACTTGAATTCTTTTATAAACTTTTTGCCAAGAATACCACTTAGCTCAATAGTTCTAATGGGGATAGGGTTCAACTCCATATTACCTCCAATAAAAAACCCGCCGAAGCGGGTTTAATCTGATTATAAACAATAATTTATATCTGATATAACTTCATTGTTTCTGTACTTTAAAACACCGCCAAAGGGCCTGGCCCCCTCACCACGATAAATAACGTTCGTTCCGCTCTCAGTCGGAATGAGGTCTATATAATCACTCCCATTCACCAACGCTAAGGTGACTACGTTGCCACTCGAAGGCTTTACAACTGTCTCAATCAGACGGCCATTAAATGTACGCTTATCTGATCTGTCGGTAATACATGCCGATAGTTGCTTTTCATTTTTTTGCGACGTGAACTCTGCCGTTGTTTTCTTCGTTAACTCTGGATTTGCGCAACCACTCAAAACCAGCACAATCAGTGGTAAAAATAATATCTTCATATCCCTATCCCTTGCTAAATTTGAAATATCGTAGCAGAGAGATAGTGCATGGCAAAATCATGCCATCAACTCTTTACGCCGAACAATTTTGATCGTGCGCTCTTTGAAGTACCCACCCCACGGCACCCGCTGGCTCAGTTGACCGTATAAATGGTGCAGCAGCATATTTCCCTCCAGCAAGATCCCCGCATGGTTAGGTACTGGCGATTGCACCTGCATGATCACCATGTCGCCGGGCCGCGCCTCGCCGCTGAACTCACGAAAACCGCAATCGTGCCAGTTATCCATGTAGAGGTTTTCACCTTCTTCCCACCAATGACGCTCAATGCTGTAGTTCGGCAGGGTGAGGCTATGTTCTTGACGGTAGTAGTCCATAATCAGCGACCAGCAGTCGGCATGCCCAAGCACAAACTGGCGTCCCACCAGCGGGCGATCACCGCGTGGGTATATCGCCCTGATATCACCTTCTGGCCATGATGCAATAACCCACGGCAACTCGTTAACATCGCACTGCAGCTGGTCCAACTCGCTCGGCTGCGTGGTGGCGCCATCGCCAGGGTGGCTATGCACAATGGCGACCACTTCGCCCCAATCCTCCGCTTCCACGTATCCTATCGGATCCAGCTCAAAATGTTCCGTTGGCTCCGCTGAGCGGTTAAGACAGGGAAAATAGCGCTCTACCCGCCCGCGCTGCGCCAGCACGCCGCAACATTCATTCGGGAACTCTCGCTCCGCATGCGCCAAGATGGCATCAATCGTTTTCTGCCGCATGCTACCTCCTGATCAATGACGAGCCAGGGAACCCGCCGAAATCCAGTTCGTTGTTTTCGCCAAAACGTTTTTTACAATCCACCAACAGGCCGGAACATTCATCCTTCGCCGGATCATCTGTAGGGTTGCCATCTTTATCAAATCCGCCATTTTGCCCGGCATACGCGCACCCATCGCCAGTTTTATACTGTCCCCGCATGCACCAGGTGCAAAGGGATGTGATTTGCCGCGTCGGGATACGCAGCCCCTGCAGGTCCATTGGGCTCGAAAGCGTGAACTCCACGTTTTCGTTATCTTCACCGCTTTTGCTGTCGATGTAGAAAACCTGCTTAAACTCCTGCTCAGGATCAGCCTGCGAATTACCGTCGGGGAAATTGCACGCGTCCAGATAATGCACAAAGGTATCGTGGATTGTCACTTTGGCCTGAACCATGTCATCGAAGCGTAGGCAAAGCGCGGTGATCAGTGCATCGATATTGGAAACAACCAGTTTTGGCTGGGCTGCTGTCCCATCGCTGGCAGATTCCAGCCCCGTAATTTCGTAGGGATAAGCGCCGTACTCCTTACCCTGCCACCAAACGGTTTTTGGCTGAAGCTTCGCCTCATCACCGGCAGCGCCGTCGATTTCAGCTGGCGTATGCGGGATTGTTTCCTTATGGAACCGCAGAACGTCGGCACCGAAAGCGGTCCCATCCACTTCAATAAAGCGGATACGGTTGCCGGGCTCCAGTTTCTGCACGTCATTGGTGATCACCACCTTCCCTCCTACGGCGCATTGGCCTGTTCAAATGTCGCGGAAATTGACACGGCCGGGCCACCAATAGGCACCACCCGGATCGAGTCAGCCGTAACGCGGTATAACCCCTTCTCACCGAGCGGCGGCGTCCAGATAAATGATTTTGTGGTGTGCTGGCGAACGAACGCCAGCAGTGGCTGCATATCTTGCTTGTTGCCGCTAAACGACAACGGCCAGCTTTGCGTTTCAGGGTTGATACCGTCGCCTGAAACCTGCTTATAGCCTTCTCCAAACTGTGCCGAACGCACTCTCTGGTTTAGGCTCCCTTCTGGCTGTCCCTGCACCCGCCAGGTGAATGTCTCGATCGCCATGTTTCCTCCATGCGTAAAAAAACCCGCACATGGCGGGTCTGTTAGCGTTTGTTTAAAGCATTCCAGAGCGGTGTTCCTGGTCGCATGGACTGGTCATTAATCGTATCGATAACTGTCCATCAGCGACGGGATGTAATCAGCAGGCAGGTTGGCTTCGTTATCGAACGTGGAGGCCTGCACCAGTCCGTACAGTTTCGCAAGATGGGGCTTATCCCTGACCTCTTTCACAAACTGGAGCCAGACGAACTTAAACCCCTCTGGCGTCGTGGTGACGTCGATCCCGTTGCGCAGCCCGTCAACCTTGTAACGCATACGCGCGATGATTTTTCGCCAGGCCTTTTGCGCCTTATCCTTTTTCATCACGTCGAGCTCATCAATCAGCGCATTACCGATTTTGAAGCCCACGATGGTTTCCGGTTTTTCCATTGAGCGGCAGATCGTCGTTCCCCGGTACTGACGCCCGGCGTAGAAATGCACCTCTTTGTTGCTCTCGTTGATCTGGACGCGCATCCCCCAGTCGTGCGCCACCTCTTCGACTGTCGGATAGAAAATATCGCGGATTTGCGGATAGGTCGGGGCAAAGTAGCCCTGGTTGATGCGAGGGAACTCCCACATGCCCTTACAGATGCCGCCACAGCCTACCCAGGTCTTACCGCTACCGAACCCTGCAACGTAGGCTTTGAACTTGTGAGGCATCGCCAGAAAACGGGCCTGAGGGATATTAAGCGTCGGCGCTATCATCGTCCCTCACTTTGGCATCCACCACATTGATGTTGATCGCCACTGGTTTCGGCATGTCGTTGTCGTCATCGTCGGCCAGCTCTTTACCCAGTTTTTCACACTCCAGGCGGGTCTTGTCCGTTGCTGCACGGCGAAAATCGGTATCGGCTTCGATTTTTGGCAGCATCGCCTCAGTAACGGCCAACTGGCTGAAGGTTCGCAAAATCGACTCGATGCGCGCAGTGTTGCGATCCATTGCCTGCTCAGCGCCGCGGATGTTTTCGCGCAGGACCTTTTTGCGCTCCTCGCTTTCTTCATCACGGAGCGCCTCACCCCAGCGGCCAATGTTCGCAGCGGCAATCAGGTTTGAGGCCTGCACCCGGCGCAGTTCATCTTCCAGCCCCATCGCCTCGGCGTCTTCAATCACATCATCAGATAGCAGCATTCGGCGGGCATAGCCGCCATGTTTCAGCGCTGCCCTGTTGTTAGAGCCGAACGGATTGATTGGCGGGTCGGTACGCTTTCCACGTATCGGTTTCGTTTTGGGTTCAGGGGCCTCATCGCTTTCTTGGGAGTCTCCAGATTTGGCGCTACGTCCGCCGGTACGCACCTTTGATTTTTGCGTACCGCTTTTGCGTACCTGCGTACCTTTTTGCGTACCAGCTTTTCCCTTGCGTACCCATCCGTGTTTCTTGGCGCGCTTTCTAATGGCCCCTTCACTGATGCCGTGTATCTCTGCCAAGTCTCGGAGAGAAAGTTGACCGGCACAGTAATCGCGCTCAAGGCCGCTTTCTTCCGGTTGTGACATAGCGTGCTCCATAAAAAAAGCCACCAGCGCTACCCCCACAGCGAGCCGGAGTAACGAGGTGACTTTGCTTGCGCATTGCCACATTTATCGCTTTTAAGTGCATCGCGTAATTTCCTCTGGTACGTTTCCCCCTGCTGGCGCAGTTGCTGATTTTGCTTTTGTTGTTCTGCCACCAGCATGCGGTTACGGGCGTCCTGTTCCTGCATGGTGGCAATCAGTCCTGACTGCTGCGTCAGCGTTTTTTCCTGCTCTTTTATCTGCTCACTAGCCTTTACTGCGCTACCGTGAAAGTGAAATGCCAGCCATGCCAGTAAAATGAAGATGAGCAGCAATGCGGCACCAATGGCCACTGTCAGTCTGTTCATTTATCCAACCCCCAGCAGGCCAATTCAGCTTCCTGATCCCGTCGCGCCACCTGGCCGAAACAGTTATTGGAACGAATGCGACAATCCCGCCCACCGTCGAATATCCAGCGGCGGATCTCTCGGCATGCACCAGGGCGATCACCGGCATTCAGTTTTTTGTAGAACGTCGAAGTGAAGCATTTGCTGGGGCCAATGTTCCACGGGCAGAATGACGCGATACCGACTTTCTGAGGCTCAGTCAGCGTCACCTTGACGTTGCGGTCTACCCAGTCGAGAGCCTTTCTCTGCTCCGCTGCGTCAATCCGCTTGCACTGCTCACTGGTCAACCGCATGCCCTTCACAACTTTTTGACCGTTGACCATTGTCACGCCGCCGCAAATTGTCCAGATGCCGACACCATCCTGATAGGCGTTCAGGCGCTGGCCTTCTTTCTCTTCCTGAAACTGCGCCATCATCACCGGAGCCGATGCGCCGGCGGCTATTAGCGCCAACATGGCGGCACTGAGTTTGCTTTTCATCGAAGCCACTACTCGCCCCCTATCAGGTCAATGTCCTGAGCACTGATGTTTTTGTTTGATCGGTCAATCAGGTACATTTTGAGCAGTTTTTCTCGACGACATCTAAACCAGACGCCGACAACGCACCCGATGACAGAGCAGAGAATGCCGACGAAAATGCCGATCACCATCCATTCACTGGGCGAAAAATAATTAATCGCCCCGAGCAGCAGGCCAATCAGCCAGCCGCCATGCGTGGCGCTATCTGCGATTTTTTCCGGCATGGATCTCATCCTTCCCCCTTATCGGGGCATGCCCCGATCATCGGGTAATAAAAACGAAAAACCCGACGGCGGCCGGGTTATGGTGAATTTTCTGGTTTTGGGTAGGGCTTCGGGCTAAACAGTTTTGTGTTGAGTCGCTTACGCGCTCGCTTGTTCAAAAATCGGATATAGCGGAACTGGTTGAATGTATGCGCAGTTGCCCGATGTGCATTTTCCTGTAAAAAATTGCCTCGGCTACCGGCCTTGCGGCCCTTCGTGGTCATGGCGATCTTGTGGTACCACTCACCATCGAGTTCGTAAAACGTCGTTTGGTGGCTGCCGACATAATCGAAATTGCTGGCCTGGTACACGACGCCGAACCGTCCGCACCGTTCATCGGCAAACGTCTGCACCCACTCAACGGCGGGATACAATAGCTTGATGCTTTTCAGCGCGTAGCTGATGGCGCGAGATTCGGTATTACGTGGCATCCGGTCATGAACCCACAACCGGTTGAGCTCCATGTATTCGCGGTTGCCGGTACCGGTTACGACGCGCGCCCCACTGCTGGGATTCATCGCGTAGCCCCACTGCATAACGCCAACCAGATCGCGACCGTCAAAAATACCCAGGTGCAGATAGGAGTTGTTCACTACACGCTTGCTGTAGTGAAAGTGGCTGATAACAAGACGGGCCAGCCAGACAGGAATAGTTGCAACGTGCAGATCTTCACACCCATAACCGACGGTTTCGCCTGCGTAGACGATCGGCGCTGGCTTTCCGCTGGCGCGTGACACAACAGCATTAACATGATTCTTCAATGTTTAAGTACTCCAATAGAGACGGTGTACTCGTGACCTTTGACGCGGGTATGCAGCCTCGGAAAGCAGCAACTTTCCGGGGCACCCATCAGAGCGTAGAAACGAAAAAACCCGCTCGAATGGCGGGTTTCTTATGAATTTGTCGCTGCGGATACTACTTCGCGAAGCTTAACCTAATTTAACCATTTTCCGCGCAAAGTCAACGGTAAAATCTTTCAACGTTTGAGTCGAATGCATCGCTCATCGGTAGATAAAGCATGTACTCGGCAGTTTTCAGCCAGACGGCAATCCGAGTTTCGCAGGTACGCATACACCATTCAGGTCGAATATCGTGTAAATCGGCTGCCATGGCTTTTTTGCTTTTACCGTGCCCGATGTACCGCTGCTGAATGACGTACCTCAACCCCGGGTGATCCAACAAGATAGCCCCGATCACCTGGTCAATGGTCGCCGCTTCCTGGTCTGTGCAAAATGCCAGGCTGCTTTTTTGCTTACCTTCCATGATATCCAGTAGATAACGCTGCAACTCGTCTTTGTTGCATCCCGTTTTTTTAAGTTGCCGTAATGCCTGGGCGATCGCGGTCTTTGTCACTTTCTCACTGGCCAATAATCGGTTAAACATACTGCCAGCACTGCCATGCTTTGCCAGACCAGACCAGCGACCCCACATTTTTAACTTACCCTGGATCCACACTTGCTCCAGCGCCCGCAGGTGGAGTTCTTTGCCATCGCCCTTACCTATATTTTCAGGATAAATCATAACTTGCCCTCACTTCTCAAAATGGCTTGCGTGCGGAATACGCCCTCAGCGTGCATCAGCCGCAGTTCGTCGCGCGTATATTCGGTTTTCTTTCTGCTGTCGATAGCGTCATGACATGCACTGCATCCCCACGCGCCCTGCTCGTCGTCAGGTTTCATGCCGCCGCCGCAGGTACCGGCCAGACGGTAATGCGCCAGAACGGTTGTTTCCGGATTGAAATTGCAAACGCCTGGAATTCTAATTTGGCAGTCGCGGCCTCTGGCCTCTTCTCGTAAATTAGCCATTACGCGAAGCTCATCAGTTGTGCTGCTGCATTATCAACCTCGAGATGCGAGCGGAAAGGTTTATGCAGGATCCAGCGCCAGAGGACATCGAGCGCGGCTTTGTACAGTTGATGGAATTCTGTTTCATCCATGTTGGCGAAAGCAATACTGCGTGGGTGTTTCCGAAGGGTGCCGTCTGGAAGTTGGATTGCGTCGTAATGCCCGGCTTCGACCGTCACCCACGCGCGATAAGCATCGAAGGATTTACAGGCGCTGATACTGCCAGCACGTCGATCGGCGATACACTCCAGATACTGATCGGCAGCGTCGAGTAACGCGGACTCATTGCCGCCAAATTTGGCGAGGAATTTTGCATAGCCGGCCACCAGCTTGCGCTCGTTCGTTGAGATGGCGCCGCCGGTAGGTTCCCAGTATTCAAAGCCCAGGTTGAGAAGCGCAAAAAATCGGCGGTGAAACGCCGGGTTGCGCACCTGCTTGAAGTCGGCCACCAGCACGGCGCCGAGCTTGCATTTTGTTTGCAGAAATTCGCTGGTCTCCGGGCTGGCCGGGATCAGTATTCCTGATGATTGCTTGATAAGCTGTAACTGCGCCATGTTCTCTCCTGTGGCGCAGCAGGCACGGGGTGTTCAGGCCCGTTAAGTGAGTTTATCAGAATTCGGGATACGGTAACCGGCTCGTTCTAAAATTTGCGTTATCAGTTTTGGCGTGCCGACAATATCTTCAGCCTGCAAGGGCATGAAGGAGATCTGATCGCCCTTTCGGTACATCAGTGCCCGCTCACAGACAGGGAAATGTTTGAATCTGGCAACCACTGCATCATCCATGCAGCGTACAACCTTGTATCCACCTTTGGGCGCGTCATACTGTAATCCGGCCACTTCATACCTCCTGTACTGAGAAATTATCGGGCCAATAAATTAATAAAACCAATCGTCAGTGCTTTCCCAAGTTTCCTGCAGGATCTCTTCTACGCGCTCCTTGGTTTCCTTTTTGGCCCCCAGCACAGATAAATTATCTTGCCCGCCAAGCCGCACAGCGACACTGCAATCGGGGAACACTTTACTCAACCGTTTCTGGAACTCATGCTCAATAGCGGCCACAGCCCCAACAGGTAACTCCTTGTTTTTCTGGATTACTAATTCAACTTTCATTATGCGCCCCCGAGTACTGGTTATTTATACAGTATAATTATGGGTAGAATAATTTAAGTTTGCAAGAAAAGAAAAAGCCCACATGGGGCTTTTGTGTGCTACAGAACAAAAAATGCACCATTTCTTTAATTTTTAGCCAGTTACGCAACTCTCATCTGTTAAGCCTTTCGAGCTTCCTGATCACGTTCTTCAGCATGGTTTGTGCGTATAACCCAGGGGCCAAAGCTTTCGGCGCGTCGGTGTAGCCTGCTTTCACGTAGGCCGCTTTGGTTATGTGAGGAGCGAGTTTTAAATTTTCTATTTTGTTATTGTCATCATCGTTATCAAGATGAATAACTGTATATCCTTGAGGCAGAGGGCCGTTTACGCACTCCCAAACATATACATCTAAGCGCATCAATTTTTTGTCTATTAGTATTCTGCGATTTTTGGTTGGTGGAGTTCCGTACTTACCCCACCCCCTAACCTTCATCGTAGTTCTAATTGCGGCTACTTTTTTATCCTCTGAGAAAACTCGGTTAAATTCCTCGGTTATTTCAGCGTAAGTTCGATGCTTGTTTGCATATATAAAACTTAATTGAGCTTCGGTATACCGCCGCTCTAATAGCATCGTTTTTCCTAACCCTAGCGCTTTAATTTTTTGTAGTACATTTACCGTGTCAAAGTTGCAGCCAAATTTATAATTTAGCGCTTCAGTTATCTCTCGGTATGTATGGCCGCTGCAATTTTCTTTCAGCCATAATATCTGTGTATCTGTGAATTTTTTCATTCTTCTATCCCCAATACCCTAGGCACTCGGCCGGCATAGCCGTCATACACGGCTTTCTGCGCATCCAGCGCCACGCGATAAGTCTGAATCATCGTTCCCGCAACTTCCGATACGGCCTTAGCACGTGAGATCTCTTCCAGCAGCGCTTCACCTTTCAGTGATGGATCGGTGAGATTTTCCAGCATCATGAACTGGTGGTTTACCAGGTCCGCAAGTTTGTTCTTCATGCTGACGCCCTCCCACTTACACTGGCCAGAGCCTGATCAAACATTTTGTGCACGTGGCAGAACCGCAGCTCCACTGGATGAAAATGCCAGAGAGTTTTATCAGGCGTGCCGGTCTCGCTGTTCGAATGGAAATTAATCTCTGCAAGTTCCATGTACCGGGCAGTTGCACTGATTAATTTGTACCGGGTGCCGTGCCCCTGCCCCTTCACCACAATTACAACGTTTGGTGATCTGACCATCGACTTCAATCGAGGCATGAGTGACGTTCTTGTCATGCCATTGCCTGGGTAAGTCTCTTGAGCCAATTCAACAATTTCCTTGGTACTCAATTCTTGCCCTAGGATCAGCTCTATGAGTTGCTTGGTTGTAATTCTCATTGGTTATGCTCCGATCACTTGATCACCCGGAGGTGAGTCACATTTTTACGATAACTTCCCCAGGTGAAATCCACCCAGATCCCGCTATCCATCGTTAATCTATCCATGACTCTGGCGCCTAAAACATTGGTTAATTCCCCCGCATTCAGGTTGGTTAAAACTCCCACCGGCTTTAGCGACGACAGCCGGCGATCAATAATCTGATTCAAAATCACCCACTCCCCGCGCGTTTCGCGCTGCACACCCACTTCGTCAAGAACGAGCAGATCGACCTTGCACAAGTCGTCAAGCAGTGCAGCCTCGGACTCTCCGCCATCGTAGCAGCGCCGAACACGCAACATCAGGTCGGGGATTGTGACAACCAGCACCGTGTGATTACTTGCCAGTAACTGGTTACCGATAGCCGCGGCCAAATGGTTTTTGCCGGTACCGCACCCGCCGCTAAAAACGAAACAGCCAAATCCCATACCAAAATTCTGCGCATAGCTCTTGGCCTTGCTTAGGGCGTGGCGCTGACCGTCGTTGGCTACTTGGTAATTGGCAAACGTGCAGTTGCGGTGCAGGTCGCAGATCCCCGAACGTCCGAAAATTCGCTCTGCGCGTGTCTGCTGATTCACCCTGTTCAGCTCAGCGCTGCGCTTATCGCCCTCCACTCGATGCCAGGCGAGCAGTTCGTCGGCCGTCCGAAACTTTGGCTCAATACCCGGTGGCATGATGCGCTGCAGTCGGCTGAGCAGTGTCTCTGGTGTTTTCATGGTTCACCTCGTGGTTCAAGAAAAGCCTGCTGGTTTTTCGTCGTAGTTGCCTGATGGCTCAAAACCGCCCCGCCGCTGGCGCCCCGTCTTACCAGCCTGTGGTAAGCCAGTGGACTGACTAGCAAGATGCCGGGCAAATTTTTGTTCCCACTGTACCTGGTGGAATGCCTTGCCCTCGGCTTTCCAGTAATCCCGAAATGCCACCAGTTCGTGCGGTTCCCACCCAGTAGCAGGCAGAATCACGTTCCACAGAGCTGCGCGCTGGCGGAAATCCGGAGACGGTTGCCAGTCTGTAGTCATCGTGGATTTCAAGGCAGGATTATTCGACCAGTAATCCTCGACAGGTTCTGGTGGTGATTCAACCGGTGGAAATCCATCTTCACGCCCGCTCGCGTTATATGTGGGGTTTAAGATCTGTTTACTGCTTACTGCTTTCTGGAAAGGTCTTGGCAAAGACTTAGCCTTATCCCTAGCCAGAGGATTAGCCAAAGTGAAAGCCTTATCGAAAGCCAAGCCCATAGGTTCAGAAACGCCGTGGGACGCGGCTCTTAGCGATTCCAACGCCTCATACTTAAGGTTGCATTCCGGCAGTAATTCGAATGCCCGCACCCATGATTTAATAACGTTTACCGATGTTGGCGGGTTGTGCTTTGCTGCATTCGGCAACCAAAAAACTCGGGCTTGGGTGTCAGCTTTCACCATACCTAGAGATAAGGCTTCGCCTAAGGCTAAGTCGAAGGCTTCGACATCCCACCCCAATTCCTCGGACAAAGCAGCTCGTCCCGCCTTAAAGAGACCAGGTATAATCCCGGTGAAAGGCCCTGTAAGTAGGTATACGAACAAGCTCTGCCCACTAGGAGGCAAAGGGGATAACGCCCTGAAACTCGGGTCATCCCACATCGTTATTTTCACCTTTCGGTAAGGCTCGTTATTAGCCTTACTCTTAGCCAAAGGTTTTGGCATACTATTAGCCATAAATCCGCCTTAAAATCGGCTCATTGATGCATCTTTTGAAATGCGTAACTACAAGGAATTGCAATGAAAACCTTTAACCATGTGCTGCCTCATCGCGATGAAATTACCATCGAGCTGTTAGAAGGAAATGTTGTTCAACTCACTCAAGAAAATCCTTCTGCAAACCAGCCCGATCAACTCAGAATCCATGCTGACGATATTCCAATGCTGATCGACACACTTACTCGCGCATTAAATGTCGCTAAAGCAGACTTTTAATAGAGCACCTGCATAACATCACCGGCGCCCCATACGGCGCCCTGGTACGTGCGGCCGGTCTGGCTTTCCCTTCACTCGCTTGTAGTGCTTGGCATGGTTCTTTGCCCAAACTAACAACTCGGCAAGGCTAATCCGCGGGTTAGTTGCCTTGTGGTCAATAGCAGCCATAGCAACAGATGTGGCTGTAGCCTCATCCAACTTTGCCTCTCGCAACTGAGCGGTAATTTGTTTTAAAAGAAAATCTTGATTGGTCATTGGTTTATGCTCCGGTCTACTAAAAACAGCCGCTGAATACCGCCGCGGCACTGGCCATAACTGCAGCCCACCGATCCGGCGGCGCCAGTCTTACCAGCGATTCGATACCCTCACGAATTTCTTTCTCGAGCTCGCGCAACGGCGCGCCGAGTAATGCTGCCTGCTTGGCGTCCGCGCATTCTTTGATGGCATCGGCTACCAGCTCAAACTTGGTTTTCCCCTGCTTTAATCCGTATTTTCTGGCGATCTCGATCGGCATCACGTCGGCGATCACCGGCGCCAGCTGCCGGACATAATCGGCGTATTTCTCCGTACGGTTCGGGTTGTCCAGCCAGCGGAATATGTTCTGGCGGTTGTTACGTTCGATGTCGCCAAGCTGTAAGCCCTTCCCCCCGCGCCGAAACCACTCATCAGTGATCAGCTTCGCAATGGTGTCCTGCGCCTTGCCTGGTAACGTGCTTTGCCACTCTTCGACGGCCAAGCGAACCGTCTCGGGTTTAACGCTGGAACGGCGGCGCATGGAAGATTGATTTTCTGAACTCAGGCGCTGGCCACCGCCCCTGATAGCATTCTGAAATGCGAATGACATGGTTAATCCTCCGCCTGCTGGGACAACCCGTCGGAGGGGTTAGGGTAAAGATCGGGGCGTAGTTCGTGGGGTGTCACGCCGGTAGCTTGGTGGATAGGTAGAACGCGATGGGCGGGAACAATTCCCTTACCATCATTTTTCCACAAGCTAATTGCCATCCGTGAAATACCAAGCATTGAGCTAAGGTTCTTTGCTGAACCAGCAATCTCAATTGCCTTATCAAGTGCTGTCATAATTGCTCTCCTGTTATTGAGAATAAAAGTAAAGCAATTATTTACCACAAGGTCAAGCAAAAGGTGCCTTGTTAAAGTAAAGCAAACATTTACAATGCCAACATGACTACAGAAGAATCGCAACCAAGCCTGATTTCTAGGCTCGAAACATTGAATAAAAAAGGGCTTTCCAAAGCGGAAATGGCTCGGGTTGCTAACGTCAGTAAGCAAGCTGTTACGGGATGGTTTAAGACCGGAACAATGAGCAAAAAATCGGCACTTGCCATTGCTGATGCAGCTGGCGTATCCCTCACGTGGCTTCTTGGTGAAGAAGTCGAAGAAGGTAGTGGCCTTAAACCTAAAGAGTCCGCAATGCTCGAGCTATTCCGCCAACTACCGGAGGCCGAACAAGAGCGCATGATCGACCTTTTCCAGGTGCGGCTTAAAGAGATCGACGACTACGTTGAGAAGTACTTGAGGGGCCGGTATAAGCCAACGGAGTAGTTTTTAACTTTCGGACTGTTTAACGCAATTTTTAAAGCATGCACTCCAGAAAAAATGTAAGGAAAACAATGCTAACATCCGATGGATTCAAAGATTATTTAGCAAGAATGAATATTTCCCCAACATGTTTGTGTTGCGGTAATAATCAATGGAGCGCATATGCTGGAGTTGCATCAGATAACATCATCGCCGATGGAGATGTAAGTTATACCCCTGTTAATGCTCTTGGTCTTGTGGCTATGACAACCAATCAAGCAGGCCACATAGGCTATACACGGGATGGCGGAATAGCCATTGCATTTCTTACATGTAATGGCTGTGGTCATATGATCCCATTTCACTATCATTATGTTGCAAGTCGCTATGCTTTTTTGATTAGTAAGAAAAATACTAAGGGCGGCGAACCTGATGAATAGTAAAGTGACCCGTGCTAACATTACAGTTGTAAATGAAAATTATGTTCCTGATTTTAGCGAGTACGAAGCCCGTAACTCTCATAGTGGAGGCGATGGCGGAGGTGGTAACATGACGGAGCGATTAGAACGTTTAGAAAAGAAAGTAGATTCAATGGAGTCTACTTTGTCGCGCCTGAACGAAACAATGCTTCGGCTTGACTCCAAATTTGATCGCGTTGATGACAGATTTGGTTCAATCGAAAAAAGCTTTGGTGAAGTTGACAAGCGACTTGAGTCTGCGATGAAAGGAATTGGCGAAAAAATCGAAGTGGCAACAAAGCTCACCGAAGCAAGTACCAAAACTGCAGTTGCAGAAGCTAAGCTTGCGATAATCCTAGCGGTGCCTGCTATCATAGGGGCTATATATACAGCTTACCGCCTACTTTCAAAACAGTAACTTTTATCCGGCCACCTTCCGGACCAGTCGATCATAATGCACCTCTTTTCTAACCGGCCACTGTGCCGGTTTTTTTGTGCCCAGCCCCGCAAGTAAACCCATGCTTTACCATTTTTGACATTATTACTTGACTGCAAAGTAAAGAACATGTTTACTTAGACCCATCGCAGCAACGAGTCATCAAGGCAGGATGCCCACGAAGTAGCCGCCACCGGCGCACGAAAAGGTGGATGAGATGACAGAAGCAGACGCGCAGCAGGTACAAACGTTCTGACAATTCGGGAAAGACCGGAGGACCGCCGGAAAGACGGCGAGCATAACCAATGTTCAACCACGCGATTGAGGGTTAACCAATGATCAGCACAGCAATTCCTCACAGCGGTAAGGCCACCAGCTTCCGCAACAAGCGTACCGGCGCGGCATGGGTGGCGCATTACGATATACACGGCCAGGTATATCGCTTTGAGCCAACCGGCAATCTTCGTGCAATCAAGGCGCCGTTTGAATCTCGCAGTATTCCGCCATATTTCGAGCCAGCCGGTACGCACTAAAACGTAGCAATTAAATAAGTAATCCACTGACTGATTAATTCAGTCACGGGATCCCATTACCTAAAATCGGAGCATAACCATGATCAAGACTGTAGAAATTAAATTAAACCTCTTACACAGCAATATCGTTGAAGTATTAAGTGAAGGTGAAACCATTGGCTTTATCGTTAATACAGATAACAAAGAAAAACCTCATTCTCTGGTAACCCCAACAGGGAGTGATGCCGGTGATTTCGATTGTCCTAAATGTGCCATTGATGCCGCAGTCCGCAAGCACTTTAACGTAGGCAGCGAGTACGCCACCGAGTTCGAAGTCAAGGGCCGCCCGTCACCGAAAAAGCTGCTCCTGCTGGCGTTACTGGCGATGCTGGCCGACGAATAGTTGCTGTGTGTAGTCTTCCCCGCCGTCGCTGGCGGGGTTTTTTAGAGTTATTGAAATGTGTCCAGCGTTTCCCATCCGGGGCGTCAACTCGCCGGGCATATTTCAATATCAACAACCACGAGAGGTTAACAATGGAGAAGATATTTTCCCCTGTCGCGGCACGAAAGGCACAAGAGGAATATTGCAAGAATAAACGCGTTCCTCATTTCGCGCCAAACGATGGGATTTGTTTTCGCTGTAAGAAAGATATTTATCAGCAGAATGGGTTACGTGGGTATGAAACCGGTATATCGCTCAATGAAGCAAATACCACGCACGTTATTTACTGCCCACACTGCAACCGCAGTTACTGCGATTAAAACGTAAAAAGGCCCGCACAAGGCGGGCCAGTCTACCGGCTTAACGTCCCGGAGACGGGTTACCGGGGAACCACCCCCAATAACCGGAGCATAACCAATGACCAACCGAGGCGGGCCACTGATTGGCCTGCATTCTACCTAAGTTTAAGGAGAATTGCACAATGCAAAACGTGTATGACTACCACCTAAAGGCAAAACAGAAATCAGGCAATGCGTCGCTTTTTATCTGGTTTGAAGCCAAAAACGATGCCAGGGCAAAACGTGACCTCGAAAATTACATTGAGGATGCTGAAATTGATATGTCCGGCTACTTCAAGCCTGTTCGTACAAACCACCCTGTCGTTGATGATCTGCCACCGGAAGGTGAGTTCTGCGCAAAATGGTGTGAACGCAATGCACTGGACGACAATCTGTCATGGCAGAAAATTATTGCTCCAGCAGCCTCCGTCGAGACAGTACAGAAAGAACCAAAAGCTGCTGCTGAATACTTCGCGTCAAACCTCGATAAGCACACCGTGATCGCCGCCGCCTGGCTGTATGGTCGCGACTGTCTGAAACTGAGCGATGATCAGTTAAAAGCCGCCAAAGCGCTTGTTATGGACGATGCTCAACGCTACCCGCAAAACGTAATTCTGGCGCTTACCAGTCTCAAACAGCACGAGTTCGTGTATCCAGAAATGCCGATCGTTGCGATAGCCGGCATGAAGGCCGTGTGGCCTCCGTTCGGGAAAGCGCCAGAGCTGGGCAAGCTGTGCCAGTTTGCGACCGAATACCTTGATGCCAAGGACGAGCAGCGTGCAGACGTCATAACAAAGTGGACCACCGGTGGCGCCAAGCCAACAGAGCAAGTCGAGGAACAGCCACGCACAGAGTCAGGTGCAATCCTCTCTAACGGTACCGAACCTGCCACCGGCACTCCTATCGACTCCCAGCAGATGCTTGAGACAGTGATCGGTTGCGCGCTGTACCCTTCTGATTTCGACATTTCCAACCCGCCGGGCTCCATCATCCGCGCAGTTACCGAAATGAAAAAGCGCAACGACAAAACGCTCAAGGCTTGGAATGAACAGCTCAGCAATACGCCAGGTGTTTTGCAATTCTCCCGTGAAGCGATCGTTGCGCTAATCCGCGGTGCCGAGGAAAACCTCTATCTCACCCCCGGCGCGCTACGCAGCTACATCAACGCCAATCTGATCGAGGTCGACCCTAAGGCTGTGCAACAAGAACGGGAAACCGCGCAACAAAGTGGCGCTGACTTGCAACAAACCGCCTCAAATGAGGGTGAAAAAGAAGAAGTGGCGACCGTTGATACTACGGTTGTCGAGTTTGAAACCGAGCGCCGAGCATGGATCCGCAGCGAAGTTATAGCGGCATTGAGCGGCGACACCGGCGTTATGGGTGAAGATGACGTTGCTGAGCTCATGGCTGTAATCGGCGAAGGTGTATCGCACACGTATATCGCGCGACTACTGGCCAAAGAGATTGAGCCGTGCGATCCGTTCAACCAACTGGCTGCAGATGAAATTCATCACCTTACCTGCGACGTGCTGGAAAACTGGGTAGATGAAAAAGATCCGCGCATTGCTTTCATCAATGGGCGCGTTGAGTTCTACCTGAAAGAAGCGTGTATATCGCGAGAACAAGCCATCAGTGCTAGCCAGCAAGAAAACCCAGAGCCAGCACGGGCTGATGCTCCAAATAAGGGCGAAAAAACAGAAGTCGCCCAGCAGCATCAACCTGGCGAACTGCGCAGCATGGGCGGTGGCCATTTTGATGTATCCGCTCTGTTTGCCGAGTCACCATTGGCCAGTGTCATCGTTGATAAGCCAGCATCAACCGATTTGTCAGGTACAGAGGTGGCGCAAACCTGTCAGGTGCCATCAACACCGCCATACTTCGAACCTGGCCGTTATCACAACATCCCGAATGAGGTTTATCACTCAGCCAATGGCATTAGCAGCACAATGGCTAAGGATGCGCGGATCAGCCTGATGTACTACCACGGCCGCCACGTCATCAAATCTATCAAGCGTGAACGCACCGACGCGCTGACATTCGGCTCGCTGGTTCACACTCTGGCTCTCGAGCCTGAAAAACTCGACGAAGAATTTAGCGTTGAACCGTTGCTCCCCGAGGGTGCATTCACTGATACAGCGTCAATGCGCGCGTTTATCGATAACCACAACAAGTCACTGCCAAAAATGACTGACGCCGACACGCTACGTTCAATGATCGAGAAGCACAACGCCACGCTTCCAAGCTCACGAGCTTTAGGTGGCAACTACGAAGAAACCGCGCAATTTTATGTCTCGCTGCCGGTTGAGTTTCAAAGCCTAGCGACGGCTGAGCCTACGGCAGCAGCGATGAAGGGCTGCATCAAGACGTACAACGCCACCCTGCCAGCACCGCTGAAAACTACCGGCAGCCGTGATGCCCTGCTTGAACAACTGGCGACCATCGAACCGGAGTTTGTCGAAAAAGAACGCGCGATCCCGGTGCCGCTTCCGGTTAGCGGCAGCAAAGAGGAAATGGCCGCACGTATCAAAACTGTATTACCCTCCGCGATTTTTGCAGATGAGGTGATCAGCGAATGGTACAGCTCAAGCGCTGGAAAACAGCAAATCACGCAGCAACAAATGCAGTATGCGAAAGCCATTCAGCGTGCGCTTTTTACCCACCCGTCAGCAGGCCAAATGTTACAACACCCGCAGCGTGCAGTGGAGGTGAGCTATTTCGGTATTGATGAGGAAACCGGCCTTGACGTGCGAGTCCGTCCGGACCTTGAAATTGAAGCTGGCGGCCTGCGTATCGGCTTTGACCTGAAAACAGTCACGATGGGGAACGTAAAGCAAAGTGCCCTGCGTGCCAGGCTGCACCGCGAAATTATCGAGCGTGATTATCACCTGAGCGCAGGCATGTATTGCGACGTGGCCGCATTCGATCAGTTCTTCTGGATCTTCGTTAATAAAGACGAGAACTACCACTGGATCGCCATCGTAGAAGCATCTGCGGACCTGCTGGAACTTGGCCGCCTTGAGTACCGTAAAACATTGCGGGATATCAAACAGGCGCAGGATACCGGTATCTGGCCAGAGCCGATCACAGAAGAAATCGTGGACGACATTAACGACTTTGACCAGCGCCGCATGGAAGCGCTGCGCGTAGCTTAAGGAGCATACCAATGAGCAACCAACTCGCACTGATTCAGAAAGATTTAGCAGCAGAGCTGGCACCGGCCAAGGAGATTTTGCCGAGCCATGTCAGCTTTGAGAAATTTACCAGCGCCGCGGCGGTGGCACTTGCCAACAATAGCGATTTATTGGGCGCCGACCGCCAAAGCGTTATTAATGCCCTTTCATCCTGCGCAAAAGACGGCCTGATCCCTGATAACCGGGAGGCAGCACTTGTCGTATACAAGACGAAAAATGCTAACGGCGAATGGGTAGCGAAAGCACAGTACCTACCGATGATCGACGGTGTGATGAAGCGGGCGCGCCAGTCCGGTGAGGTAGCGGTGATCGCCGCACGTGCCTGGTACAAGAATGACCAATTTCGCGTCTGGATGGACGAGGACGGCGAACATATTTTTTATGAGCCTAATCTCTTGAACCGAGGCGAATTACTCGGCGCCTTCGCCTACGCCAAGATGAAATCCGGTGAGCTTCAGTTCGAGGTGATGAACACTGACGATATTGAGAAGGTTCGGGCGGCCAGCAAAAACAGCGATCGCGGCCCTTGGGTGAACTGGTATGAATCAATGGCGCGTAAATCCGTCATGCATCGCCTGTGTCGCCGCTTGCCGAACAACTCCGAGATGATGGAAATGCTCGAGCGTGGTACCGAGATGGTGTGGCAAAAAGAAAGGGACGTCACCCCAGAAACCCGCGTTACTGCAGGCCAACTGATCGAGGCCGCCGAGCACACATCAGAACCGCCAGTTACCGACGTTGGCGCCCCTGAAAAAATGGCATCTGATATCCGTGGCAGCATCGACAAGATCACCACCCCAGCGGAAGCAACAGCCCTCCGGGCATCAGTTGAAGAGTTGAAGACACAGTTGGGGATCACGCTGTACACCGAATTGAAAAACAAAATCGTGAAGCAACACCACCGCCTCAACGCTATTTCGGCACTGGGTGCCTCGATCGATGCAGCCGGAGTGAACGGCGGAACTTCACATCAAGAACGCGCCGAGCTGGAAGCCCTGCTCCGTCGTTCCGAACGCCTATTAAACGCAGATGAGGTTCAACGGTATCAACAGGCAATAGCGGACCTGGCGCCACAGCCGGAGGCGGCATGTTGACGGTTATCGGTTTCGTTCTGCTCGTCAGCCCCTGCGGTTTCGATGCATGCGACGCATTACCGGTATCTGAAAAAGTATACCCCACGCTGAACGACTGCAATCGGGTGAAGGATGCAATCCAGTTGCGCCGGCCCCGCGCTGTTCTGTACTGCAGCGAAGTATACCGACCTGAAAACTGATTTTTGAAAATCAAAACACAACGCAGGCCACGGCTAAGATCGTGGCCGGTTGTGCGTAGGAGCATAACCAATGACTAAAAAGCTGACGTTAGAAGAATGGTGTGATGAAACTTACTCAGGCAAGAAACCAACACTGCAAACATTATGGCGTTGGGCCAGAAATGGGAATTTTTATCCGCCAGCAGAAAAACACGGCAAACAGTACCGGCTGACACCAGGGACTATTTACATCAACCCCAATGATCTCACCCTGGGGAAAAAAATAAAGGAAGCGCAGAGCCCACAACCGGCGAGGCAAGCGTTCATGGAAAAGGTGATCAATGACACGGCGAAGGGAGGGGTATGACATGCGGCTACCGAAAAACCTCACTTTTCGCCGCAACAGAAACGCGTTTTATTGGCGTAATCCTGTCACAAAAAAGGAAATCTCTCTTGGGCAGATTGCGCGCCGTGACGCCATAGCTCAGGCGATCGAAGCCAATCACTACATCGAACAGAATTACTCCCCTGTACTGCTGCTGGAGAAAATCAAAGGCAGCCACGAGTACACGCTAAACTCGTGGCTCGAGCGGTACGATGTACTTTTCAAGCGCCGGAGTCTGGCCGAGAACACTTACAAGGTTCGCATAGGTCAGTTTGCCATTATCAGCGAAAAGTTAGGCGGCATGGTGCTATCAAAAATCACGACTCGCCACGTCGCCGAGTTCTTAGAAATTTGGATTGCTCAGGATAAAAAAACAATGGCTGCAACTATGCGCTCCGTACTGTCTGACATATTTCGTGAAGCGATTGTGGAAGGTCATATCGAGAACAACCCCGTTACACCCACGCGAGCGGCAAAGGTGGTGGTGAAGCGCGAACGGCTAGAGTTGGCGCAATACATGTCCATTCGTGAAACTGCTGCCACTATGCCGCCGTGGTTCGGCCTGGCGATGGATCTCGCACTGGTCACCGGGCAACGGCGCGAAGATTTGACGCAATTCCGATTCGAGCATGTCGTAAATGGGCGGCTACAGATCGAGCAAGGTAAAACAGGCGCCATGATCTCCCTTCCCCTTGATCTGGAACTGAAAGCGGTAAACCTGCGTCTTGGCACCGTGATCGATCGTTGTCGGCTCGCCAGCAACACCGAATTTATGCTCAGTGCCGGAATCCGGAAAAACAGCCCGGACGGCTCTTTGCACCCAGATGGATTAACGAAAAAGTTTGTTGCTACGCGAAAAGCATCGGAGTTGGTATTTGAGGAAAATCCGCCGACGTTCCACGAGATCAGGAGCCTGGCCGGACGGTTGTATGAGAAGGAAAAAGGAAAGGAATTTGCGCAGAAATTACTGGGGCATAAATCCGAAAAAATGACGGGTAAATACCTCGATACGAGGGGGAAAGAGTACGTAATGTTGTAAAAGACCGAATATAGAAATTCGGACATAATTCGGACACTTTCGGGCAAATGAAAATAAACACTTTAAAATCAACAACTTAAAAAAAGACCGAATACGATTCCTATATTCGGTCTAGGGAAATGGCTCTTGGGAGAGAGCCGTGCGCTAAAAGTTGGCATTTTGTGCAAAGCTTGTTCAGCCGTGCACTTTAAGAGTAGCTTACCGCGCTATTTTTGCCAGCCTGCCACACGGCGAGTGATAGTTTCATTAAGAAATTATTTCCGCATGATTTTTCATCACCGGTTCCCCCCAAACTAAGCCATTGTGGGATAAGCGATTAGTTAGCGCACAGCTTCTCGGCACGTTCGCGGTACGGCTCAACACTCATTTTATGACCGGGATTAGCGGCATCATCCAGCAGGATCACTTCAAGCGGCTGGGCGCGCTGCTGCCCTGCTTTCACCTGTGCTTCTGCGGCTTCGTTGAGCGGGTACTGCATCAGCGTGCTGTTGTTGAGCACGAACAATGCGCCGCCGCTGCGGCACTGCAACGTCACCTCTTCTTTGGTGAACGCCCATTGTTTGCCGTATTCCAGCTTGGTGATGTTCACCAGTTGATCTGCCGCCAGCGCACCGGTCGCGGTTGCCAGCAGCGTTATGCCAAGTAATGCCGATTTCATGTTGTGGCCTTAAGGTTGCTATTTGATTCAATTTTCCCGCAGTTTGGGGGCATCCGGCAAGCCGCAATGTTACACCGGCGCATAAGTTGCAAATAAACTGACCAGCAGCAGCACGCCCGCGCCCAATCCCACTTCAATCCAGCAGGCCAGCACCAGCCCGCGCTGTGCCAACTGCGGCATACTGCTCATAGCCGGGACGATAGCGTATCGGTTGGCCAACGCCACCATCACCATCAGCGCTACCAGTGCGGTTTTGAATAGCAGCAGGCGCTGGTAAGGTGAATCGACATCCAGCGGCCAGCTACCGAGAATAATCAAACTGTTGATCACGCCGCTCAACACCACCAGCGCTACCGCAAGGTGGCCCCAACGCGAGAAGCGTATCAGCGTGGTGACCGCGTCGCTGCGGCTTTGCGGTTGAGCCAGATAACGCAGGCAAACCAGCAACGGCAGCAGGCTGCCAAACCAGTAACCGGCTGCCAACAAATGCAGTGCGTGGTTAAAACGATGTGCTACGCCGAGTGCTCCATCATGCATTGCTGCATGGCCGATGAATGCCATGCTGACCAGCAACAGTGTGGAAAGCAGTGCCAAAAACTGCGTGCGGCGCGGTTCTGCCAACCACAGGCTCAGCAATGCCAATAATGAAATGCCCAGGTGCCAGCGCCAGACTTCACCGAAGGTAGTGCCCAGGACCGCCCACCACACGTCCAGTCGCCAGGTGTCGGCCCAGCCGTCACCCATCTGTCCGGCCTGAATAGCCAGCAGCGCCACGGCAGAAAGCCCGGCAAGCCAGGTACAGGAGACCAGTAAAGGACGCACATCACGGGTGAGATACGGGGAAAGGCGCTGTGGCGACAATAAGGCGGTGAACAGGCTGGAGCCAAACATCAGCATCACCGCCGCAAAGTGCACAAAGCGACACAGGACAAACAAGGTCGCCAGACTCATGAGTTAGTTTACGGTGAAGCTGTACTGGCCTTTGGTTTTATGACCGTCGACCGAAACCACATGCCAGCTGACGTTATATTTTCCTGCTGCCAGGTCGCCTTCAATAGGCAGGTTAACCTGGGTATTGTTGTTCGCATCAAGCTGCAACTTGCCGGTTTTCACTTCGGCGTTGTCGGGCCCGGTGATTTTAATGCCGCTAAAGTTAGGCTCGATACCTTCGGAGAAGTTAAGCGTCAGCACTTTTGGTGCCGGGCTAACGCTGGCATCTGCCGCCGGCGTTTCAACTTTCAAATGGGCATGCGCCAGCGCCTGCTGTGAAGACAGCCCGACAAACAGCACGAAAATAGTGGAAAGCAGGCGATAAGAAGAACGAATTTTACCAATCACAGTGATATCCCTTAAAGCAATAATCGAGGGTGATAAGGGTTAAGGCTAACCGCCAGGGCGATGTATC